CCGCAACAACGCCCTTAAATTCGCAGTTATCAATCATCATGTACGTTCCGCGAGTGTAAACGGCGTTTAGCGTGCTGTTTGAAATTCGTGTCTGACCGATTCCTGTGGAGCCAGTTCCGAAGAAGTAGCTGACATCGCATAAGTTTGCCTGCATGTTGTAGTGTGGGAAACTCACTCCGATTGGCAACTGCGCACCGTTCCCGTTTACCTCACCGACCACATTTACAAAATGCGCGCGATAACGAGTCAAATTCCTTGCAGTTTTTTCGTTAACAAACTGGCAAAGCGAATAATAATGCAATGGATCGCCAATGGCAACGGACTCAGCATAGCTGTGTTTTACATTCTCTATAAGAAAATCTATCCCGCGTTGCGACATGCCCTCAGTCTCATTAGTGCAAACAACATTGCGGACCACAATGCCTACACCAGAGTGTATTCCGACTGTGCTTTGATTATTGTTTCCATAGATTCCGTCCCAAAGGCAATCAATGCATCCCGTGGCATCCGCTGCGTGCCTGCCATTGGAAAGGGAAACGTCGCGCACCGTGATATTGCGAGAGTAGTTGTGATTATACGGATAGGTCATCCCGTTTGCAGTGCAGTCATTCGTTAGGCATGAATGAGAAACCGTGTATTGAAGCCCGAAGTTAGTCCCCCCAGTACCGCCCTCCTCAAGATGGCAACGCTCCATAGTGGACCCGTAGAACCCCTGCAATTGAAAGAATGTTACATTTCCAGAAACCCCTTTGATAAATTCTACACCGGATAGGTGAAATGTGTTTGGACGTCGGACAGTCACAGCAACAGTGCCAGCGGACAAATCATAATCCCAAGGCGACGGATCAGAAGTGGTGAGGGACGACCCGCCAACAACCTTGACGATGTACGTTGCAGACTTAGTTGCATTATTGCCGTTCAATCCAAGTTGCGCACTAGCAACTGTAACCAAATCGCCTACTTGCGCACCAGTCGTGCTTGATGTGTTGAACACCGTCCCTCTAAAATCGGTGTCAGATGTAAGGGATGTTTCGAGTATCGGCGTATTGTCTACCACTAAGTTAACGGCAGACGTAAAGGTAATTTTTGGATTGCCGACGCCACGCAGTGAACCCGATTGCGTCATTGCTATTTCGGTTTCCGTGGAAAATGTACAGTCCACGTCAAGCAAAAGGTGCGGGTGCCTGCCGGTTAGCGCCGCCTCAAGGTAAGGATCAAGTGCGGCCCCATCAACAAGGCCAAGGGCGCGCAAGTTCAGCGCGCCGCCCACCGTTTGCGCATACAGCTTAACGCCTTCCGCCGTGGCTAGGTCGTGGTCTGTCGCGCCAGACGCCGCTTCTTTGTAGTTATGGCCGTCTTTCGTTTGCCATTCCGCGCCCACGCCGCGCGATGGCAGATTCGACGCTATTAATGCGGCTGGATTGTCAGGCTTTTGGGCGACGATTTGCGAGTAGTCAGCCCTCACCCAATTTGCGGCATATGTCGATGTTGAAGCCGAATCCACCATAGCGACAAGCCAATCACCAACCGCGAATGCCTCACTGTCAACAGTTCCAGCGGTTGATACAACGTAGAAATCGCCCGCCGTTGAACCAGAGGGGAACGCAGTCGCAGCCGCCCACGCACCCTTGGGGGTAATGCCTGTGGCAATGGCGCTGATCTCATTATAGAGGGCCAAGGAAACAGCGTCCACACTTGCCTTGAGATTTTCAGCAGATGTGGTTTGGGGGGCCGTGCCACTCGTGGCCAGCGTGAATGTAGGTGCGGGCATATTGCCTCCGATGATTATGGGTCTGTTGTTGCGTTTACACTTGCTGTGAATGCGGATGTGCTGGCGTAATCGCCGCGTGACCGTGCGAAGTAATAGCGGGTGGCCGATGTGCCTAAACCACTCTCAATAATAGTCACGATTGTGTTTTGGCTGGTGTAGGTTGCGGACCCGATTAAGGTTGCTGCGCCGCTGGCGTCAGTATCAGAGCCGAAAAATTCAATGGCCCTAAAGTCTGGGTCATTGGGCGTTGTGAAGCTGACTGTGATTTCACCAGCACTGCCAACCGCGCCGCCGTTGGTTGGTATATCAATCGTGATATCAACTACAGGCGTGACACCTGTGATTTCCACAAAGTCAGAATTGCCGTTTGCCCCAATAGCCCGAACTCGGATGTCATAATTCTGCCCCGCCGTGCCGATCAAATAGCCAAACACCTTACTTGAACCGTCGCGCACTTCCTCGCCAATCAATCCACCCGATTCATAATCGCCCGCCGTTTCGCGGTATTCCCATTCGTAGGCTGTGACTGTTGAAGTTGAAGGATCAAACGCAAAGCGAATGCGCGGGATTATTGAGCCTGTAGTGCCAAGATTTACCGCATCGCCTGTCGTGACACTGATAGCGCCCGGTGCATCTGTACCGTTGCGTGTGCCGTCATAAGGTTCATCAAAGACATCTTCTTCGTCTGTGGCTGGCGTCCAAGCATAGATTGCCGCGCTGTGCTTGACCAGTGACGCAGGCAAGCGCATAGCAACCTCGCCACTTTCTCCGATAGGGTCTAAGCCGGGATGGATACCCTCAATTTCATAGATGCCATCGAGCGCGCTGTAGGGCGCTGGCAGGGCGATTGTGGCAGTTGCGCCCCCTACTAGGTCAAACGCCTCTGGTGGCAATGTCCCGCCCTGTATGCGCTCTTGCCGCCGTATCCGCAGCCCGGTAATGCTTCGCACCCTCATTCCCTGTGTGGGTGACGGGCAGAACGGCAAGGCCAGCGTTTTTACCGCAGGAACGCCACCGTCCTCGGTCAGCGCACCGGGAATATCCCAAGGCAACAGTTCGGCGGTTTCATATCCCCGCGCTGGTGACAGGTAAGTGACTCGCAATTGATTGACCAGATCGGAGCCGGGAACCATATCCGGGAACTCGAAACCGTCACCCATTAGGTAGGTTATTGTCTCTGTTGGTTCGCGGTAAACGCCCGCTGCGTAGCCCAGCTTTCCGCCGACCCTGATAAAGTCAGCAGCGCCGCTAATCATCATGGGGTTTAGCTGGTCCTCAATCTCGCCTTCGTTGAACACAAGCGTTCCAGCGCAGACATAGCGAGCCTCACTGCCGCCTGACTTTAGCGCAACCGTTTCATCGCAAGCGTCAGGCCCGTCTTGGTTGAATGAATCGTGTATTTGCGCCTCTTGATAAGCCCTGATCGGATTGTTCCGCAGCGCATCACGCACACAAAGCGCGTGGTTCTCTGACCAGTCAGTAACACCAGTGCGAGGGTCAAATGCCAGTGACCACTTGCCCTCAACTTCGACTAATGGCGGCGTTGAAGGCCACCGCTCCTGCCTATCGCCTTGCGGTCCAGCTTCCAGCTTGAGCCAGATCATTGTCCGGCCCTTCCAAGCGTCCGTCGATTTCCAAAGATGCTCGGCTGTACCTTCAACATAAGCTGCATCTGTAATGAAATGGCTGGGCGGCACAGTGTGATCGCCCCTGCTCGCCCATACTGTGACGTAACCGGCGAAAGGTGCCTCTGTTGCTGTCGCGCCAACCCCGTTTAGGTCGAATGCGTCACCCGTTAGCACGACTTCGCGCTTGTCTAGGTAGAGCGTGAACGTGGACAAGTCCGATGGTCGTGAGTTAAGTATCCACGCCCCGAATATAGCCCCACCCTTAACCGGCGTGCCTGCGGGCGTGCCTGTCGCCCTGCACTCGCCATAAACAAACCGATAGGGCGGTGCAGTTGTTGGTTGCGCTAGATCGCGCCCAACGTCCTCCGCCTTCTTGTTTGACAGTGCAGAGATTGCGCTGTTGATCAGAAACGACACGCCGAATTGCACAAGGCTAGATGCGATAGATGCCGCTGCTGCTGCGCTAAAACCCAAGGCAACCGCTGCCGAAGTAATGCCCGCCGTAATTGACGCGAATATTGGGGCTAGAAACGCCATGTCCACGCCCCCACCACTTTAGCTTTTGTTATGATCATTCCGGCCTCTGTCTTGCTGGCGAACTCGCCGGGGGTAATACAAAGAGCCAAAGCCGCCCCGAATGCGTCCGCGCTCTCTATCAAGGCCAAATCGCCTGCTTGCGGGCTTTCTGTCTTGGGTAAATCAAACGTCGCCTCGCACCATTTCAGGTATCCGCCTGCACGCTTGAGTATCCGAGCCGCGCCAAGGGTGGTGTTGTAGCTGTCCGCGCATCGCTCTAGCGGGTCGATGCCATGCAAGTGATGGAACGCCACGCAGGCGACAGAACAATCGCGCCTTATCCCCCACTTGAAGGGCTTGCACATCGCATAAAGCGCAGCGCCCAAAGGGCCATCTATTCCGGCCATTGTTGCGGGTTGTATTTCAGCTTATTGGCGTTTTGGACGTGCCGACCTGCCGTGTCGCCGGGGTACTTGGCAAGCTGGTCCTCGTAGCTGTGCGTTATGGACGCCGATGCACGCGCGCTAGGGCCAACACCCAAGCCCATCACCATGTCATGCGCCAAGCCACCGTCAGAGCGCGACAGTGACCCAGTACGGCTGTCAAAGTACCCTGTGAATAGTTGCACCGGCTCAGTCTTTAGAGTGCTTCCACCGGGTTCAGTTGTAGTCGAAAACCATACGGTAACAGTGCGGTTTCGGATAATCTTGCCGCGTTCCGCAAGCATATCCTCGACCGTTGCGGCGACGCGCACACTTGCCTCAGACGTTGCCAGCCCGCCCGATTCCTCTGGCGCTTGGAATTGCACCAGTTTGCCCGCGCCGTTCCATGTATTCCCGCCCCATGATAAAGCGCCGACACCCGAATGAATGCGGATTTCCTCACCCGGCCAATCGGCATAAGTCAGCAATACAGGGCAAAAATGGCCCATCAGATCGGCCAGAAGCGCAGCCGATGCCCCGCGCGTCAAGCCCATGGGTCAACCTCCGTCCAGCCGTCAGAATATTCGTCCTCGAACACCTCCCGCATGTCCCATTGAAAGCCGAATGTGCCAGTTGCGCCCTGTACAGAACGTGGAACCCCAAGCGCCTCAAACACGATGTTTTCCTTGTCGCCAATGCTCACTAGGTCTGTGAAAGTGAATGGCGTGGCTTTGTCAGTGCGGATTACCGCAACGCCGCTTGCGTCCGACCTTGTGACGGTCAGGGCATAAGCACTTTCCACGCTGCTTGGCCCAGTAACGCTGATCAATTCAGATGGGCGGGCGACAATGGTAGAGGGTGGCAAACCACTGACGGTTAAGCTGTTCCACCCGCCATCTGTGGAAGGCACGCATGTCAGTGGATAGGCGCTATCATCCCAAAGCAATTCAACGCCGCCGACAGACCAAAGCAATTCAACGCCTTCGCTGGTCCATTCCAGCGCCTTGTTGCGCAGATCAAGGCCAAGGCGGGATAGGTGCCAGAGTGATGAACACGCCTGCACGCGCACAAGGTTAGGCTTTCCAGCCCACATCCGGTTGAGCATCCGCACGTAGCCTGCGCCCGCCAGTTCTTTGCCGATGCCTGTCACGTTAGCCGTAGCCACGCGCCGCGCCCGTTGTGCTGATGATGTGCGCGCCCTACCTTCGATCAAGCCAACCGATCGCGATTGCGGGTAAACCTCCGCCAACTCCCACCCCGTAAGATCGAACGGGGGCCATGCTATTACGTCTGTCATGGCGACCACCCCGATTTACTATTGCGGAAAGATGCCTGCGCACCTTTGACCGATTGAGCTGCAATGCCGGGGGCCGCACGCTGCACAACGCTGCCGCTGATCTGTTCGACCTTGGCCCGCCACTTTCCGTCATCATCGACGTAAACGCGCACGTCCATTTGACCGCCACCGCCTTGCCCGTCAGCCATGCGCTTAGAAATATCGTGCGGAATGATTTGCGTGCCTTTTGGCAAGTTCATAATCTCGCCGCCGCGCTCATTCACAGATGTAAGCCCGCCGCGCCAGTTTGGCGTGCCGTTGGCATTCGCCCCGATCAACCCGGTTGCCAATCCGCCTAGCAAGCCACCGAAACCGCCGCCTGTTTTCCCACCGCCCGCAAAAATACCCTCGCCAAACAGCAAATACTCCAAAGCTGCCCGCTTGATACTGTTCTTAAACTGGTCCATCGCATCAGCGCCGCCCATGGCCGCGTCGATCACGCTGTCCTTCCACTCGCCTTGTATCTTTTCCATCGCCGCGATTTGGTCGCGTGCTTGGTCATACTGGTCCGCCAACTTACCCACATTGGCGGCTTCGGCGTCGATCTTTTCGGTAAGTTCTTCCGTGATGGCGATGCCTCGCTTCTTGGCCTCGTCCAGCAGCTTGAACTTGACCGTGAGCGCCGCGACCTCACCTTTAGACTTGCCGAGAAGTTCGATTTGCCGTTGCAGGTTTTGCAACTCACTTTCTGCGATTGCGAAAAGCGGTTCTTGCTCGCGCCCTTTGCGTTTACTACCACCGCCCCCGCGCGCGCCTTTAACTTTAGGCAACGGGACGCCAGCCGACCCACCGGGTTGATACGCCAGTTGCGCACCTAGTACATTGCGCTGGATATCAGCCGCGCTTCCGCCGAATTGTGAAGGATCTCCACCGCGCCCGCGTCCCGCGCCATTTGCAACGGCTGCATTCGCTACCAATTGGCGGGCCAAGCTTAATGCAATGCCAAAGTTTTCCGCGAGTTTACGCGCTTCATCAACCGCTGGCGAAATGCCCGCCGCAAGATCCACCGCCGCAATGCCTTCTGCTGCTTTTTCTCCGTCCTCAAGACGCGCAGCCATTTCGCGGGCAAGAGCCTCTGCTTGCGTGACCCCATCAACAACGTCTTGTGATACAACGTCACCAGTCTCGACCAGTAGGTCACGTATCAACCCAAGCTGATCTGACATTGCCGAAAAGTCTCCGGCGTCACGCGCTGCTTCTAGCGCTGCTTGCGCTTCTGATATTTGCCGGAGAAGGTCGGGGGATAAGTCGATTTCTGCGGCCAGTGAACCAATGTTTGCAAGATCACCTTCTAGCGCGGCCAACTCCTCGCGCATCGCTTGAAGGTTTGCAATTTCCTCCGGGGAAACGAATTGGCCCGCGTCTTGGCGGTTCTGGATAATCCCCGCAATCTTTTCAATCTCAGCACGATACGCCGCCGCTTCTGCTTTCCCTGCCTCCGTGCCAGCGCTGGCGAGTGCTGCCGAAACTGCGCCCGCAGACGCTGACGCCGCCTTGGCAATCTCCCCGGTCACTTCGGTGATAATGGCGCTGACCTTGCCCAAGGCCGCGCGCTTGTCGATCTCGAATAAAGCGAGCGCCATTTGCTGCACTTCTTCGGTCAATTCACCGTATTTTCTCCGCAATGTTTCGAGATCAGATACATTTGCCGCAGTCGCAGACATTGCCGACAATGCCGAGTCTGCCTCGGACACCCGGTCCGCGAATGTCTTGGCCTTCTTCTTGGTCTCCTCTGTCGCATCGCCTAGGTTCCAGAGAACACCTGCAAGGGAAGAACCGACCGCCAAGGCCGCGCCCATAACCGCGCCCCAAGGACCGAACACGCCCAAAAGCTGCGAGCCTTGCTGAGAAAATGCCACCAGAGCGGACTGCCCACCCTGCACCTGAACGGCGAAGTCACCAACCTGATAGCCAGCTTGTTGGAATACCGACCTGTTGCGCGTCATAAACCCCGTTTGCGCGGCAACGCTACTGTTCATGGCAACAACCGAAGAACGAGCGCCGTCCACTTTAGAAACGGTCTGATCATATTCGCGCTGTAAGAGGTCCATGCCTGTCGCGTGCCGCTTCGCAGTCAGCGTGCCAGCCTCAAGTGCTGAGTTGAGGCGCAATTGTTCTTTTTGCATCCGCTGTTCAGCAGCAGCCAGCGGGTTGAACCTACGCTCTAGCCGGTCAACCGCAGCACCCGCTGACTTTGCGTTACGCTCAAACTTCTCTTTTTCGAGTTGCAGGAGGATCGCGATGCGTTCTGTTGGTTCAGCCATATTTCGCCTTCAAATCCTGAAACTGTTCCCAAGTGGGGGCTTCGGTCTTGTTGCCCGCGTGGGCTTCGTTCCAACCCTCAACAAAGAGGGTCCAATCGGCAGGGGTCATTGCTCGCCAATCAGCCGCGCTTAATCCCGCGCCGATGGCGCTTTTGATCTTGGCTTCCGCTTCGTACTTTTCGGGATGTTCACGTCTGACGAACCAGCTAAATCGCCTGCTTTTTTTTTACCCGCGTCCTGCGGAATAAACGCAGCCAGTAGTAAGTCTTGTGCCATTGACCGTATCTGGTGATTTTCGCTTGGGGGAAGGTCATCGACAATCTTGTCCGCTGACTTGTCTGCAAGCCCGCCACCAACAAGCCCCAACGCAATCAGGTCGCGGCAATGACGCGCCTGCGGCTCACCTCGCCCGATAAGCTGGTCAAGCATCGCAAAGATGCCGATGCCATGCTGGCGCTCAAAACGTTCGATCTCACCATTTCGCAAGATCAGCGGGCGGCTTTCACCGCCCAACTGCTCGATAGTGCCGCCAGCGGGTGCGTCCGCCGTAATCGGCATTAGGCTTCTGCCGTGAATGTGACCGCGCCAGTTGAGGCAAGGCCAAATTCCATCGTGACAGCGCCGCCGTTGATTTCACCAGCAACGCCCATGCTTTCAATGATGAACTGGCCCTCAAATTCGCCAAGCCCCGGCACAATGATCTGGAAGTCATCAATGCCCGTCCCGCTCAACTTTGAATCAATCATCCGAACCGATTGGGCCTTATTCTCGAAGAAGCCAGAACCGGAAAAGCTGACTTTGGAGGTGCCTGCAATCATTTCTTGGAAAAGCTTGCCGCCCGCGCCGGAGCAGTCAATTGTGGTCACATCAATTGTGTCACCGTCCAGCGTCAGGTTGCGGCTGTTAAGCCCGCACAAGGTTCCGTAAACAACGGGGTCTGCACCGTCGCCAATTTTGATCAACATAAGGTCTGGGTTTTGCTTTGCCATGGGTAGGCTCCTTTAAAGGATTTGGACGCTTCACAGCGTTCGGTCCAGCGCTTGCCCAAGGCGCGGATATGGGCTTGCAGGTCATCCCCGCAATTCTATTAACCGTCGATAATGGCAGAGTATGCCGTGATGGCGGTGTAACCTTCGCCGTCAGCATCCTGCGCGACGGTTTGTGTGATCCAATGCAATTGAACCAGCGTAAAGCCTGTGACCGTCAGCGCGGCCCCATCAATCGCCGCTACGATTGCCTCTGCGCACTTTGTAGCCTCTACGCGCCCAGACTTGACCGGGCGGCTGTGTGCCTCAATTCCGAATGTAACCGTTGCCGCTGTTCCGCAATCGCTGCGAAGCGGGCGAGGCTCAATCCCACCGATGCGAACAAATGGACGCACGGCCTTCTGTGGCGGTTGGTCATAGACCCGTGTGCCAACAAGTGCAGCAAGATCGCTGTCAGCCTTTAGCGCGGCCACAAGTGCCTTTTGAAGCGCAAGAGCGTATCCGTCTGCCATCACTTCACCGCCTTGATTGCGTCAC